ATCTCTTCTCGTTTTGATACTACATAGGCTACTAAATCATCCGCTTCTACATTAGCGTATCTCAGCAAAAGAAATTGTTCTTCTAACCCTTCCAGAGTTCTTTCATACTCTTCGAAGAATAACTTAATATCTTCTTTCTCTTGCTCTGTTTGATCTTTATATTTCTCTGCCCTATTCGCTTTGTATTGAGGATCAATAAATTTTCTATAAGCACTAGACCCTTGGTCTCCTGTTATAATAATTTTACTACAATCATATGATTGAGCTAAACTCTTAACAGTGTTAATATAGTCTTGTTTAAAATCTAACTTACCTTGATGTTTCCAACGAAATGCTAAGTTCATACCGTCAACAATAAGAGCATTCTTATTAGGTTCCATTATTCTTTCTTTAAAACTGGCCACGAGTCCACTCCATCTTTTCATTTTCTAGCCATTCTTCGGCTAGACATACATAGCACTCTAGCCAGGAGATGTGCATATATTTTGTATTTTCAGGTTTTATGTTTGTTACCACAAATACCTTTGAACGAGAATACTTAAAAAACAACAAAGGTTGCTGTAGTTTAAGTTCCGCTTGTTTTACTATTTTCTCCCACCAAATCAAAAGGTAATTAGTTTTATTTGTAAATACCTTATCGCTTAGGGGTGACTTCTCATAATTCTTTACTTCTATACAAAACGCATTATTAGCGTCTGGTATGTATAAATCGCCTTTCAAGTAAGCGAGAGCCCCCGAACTGGGGACTCTCTCAAACTGTAGGCCAGAGGCATCACGAAGCATATCTCTTACAAGATACTCTCCTCGCTGTCCCTTCGCTCTCGAATCTACCATTATGCTACCAACCTACTTATACTTGAGCTTTTAATTACTTCCACTTTTTCTAGTAATGGATGAGACCACCCATGATTTACTAGATAAGTATTAAGCTCTTCCTCTAATAGAACTTCTACCAACTTTTCTTTTCCTACCTCATCCAAAACTGTCATAACTTCGTCCAGAAACAGAACATTAATACGGCTAGAGGATAGACTACTCATCAACTTGCGAATAGCAAGAAGAGTAGCTGTGTTTACTCTTGCCAATTCCCCACTCGAAAGTGCTAGAATATCTACTACGTTTCCATTATCTGTGATTTCTACATTGAGTTTATCGTTATTCACGGCAAAGTTCAATGTAAAACGACCGTCTGAAAGTTCTGCGAGATATTCGCTGGTTAATTCTTCCAGTTCTTTAACAAGATTTTCGATCTTGTATGCAATGAGTCCATTTGTACTAAAAGCTTTTTTCAAGATTTCAAGGTTACCTTTCTTAATTCCTAGAACACTATATCGAGATACTACTTCTTCAAGCTGTTTTTCGAAATCGGCTGTTTGTTCGGTTATAACCTCAATCCTAGCGTTATACGCTGAACGAGCCTCATTTTCTCTCTGCAGCACGTCTATTTCATTCTTCTGTGTTGCAATAGTATTCCGGATATTAGTAATACGAACTTTGAGAACTTCTTCGTCAACCAATACAGTAGGAAGTGTACTATCAACTGAGCGATATAACTCTTCCCATTCTTTCTGCTTATTTGACTTTATTGAGAATCTCTCATTGTTTTCTTGAATATCTTTAATTTTCTTCTGGATATTTGTGTGCTTGTCTTTTTCGATTTTAACTTTCTCTTGTTCTTCAGAGATATGTTTTTTCTTAAAATCTTCTGTAACGGATTGTTCACAGGTAGGACATACATTTTCCAAGTTCTCCATCTTTTTGATGATTTTTTGTCCTGAACCGATAGACCCCGCTATAGCGCCTAGCTGTGACTGCAACTCATCATACGAAATATGCTCGGAAGCTTCAATTGCTTGAATTTCCTGTATATTAATTTCTTTCAACATACTTTTATATTGATTATTTTGAGAAATTTGACGATTTGTTGATGAAATATTTTTAATTTCAGCCATAAGAGAACTCAATGCTTCCTCATCCTCATCCGAGATTTTCGGAAGATTTACAAGTTCTCGTGGGGTAGTATCCGTCAGTTTATTATTTTCCAACCATTTCTCAACGGTGGAAATACGACCTTCAAGCTGGGAGTATTCTTGTTCAACCCCTCGTGAAGCTTCTTTAAAAACCTCAAAGAGATTTACATACTTTTCTAGACCAAGCAAGTCTATCAGCAACTTTTTACGGTTCGCATCGGTAGCGGTAAGAAAATTCAAACTAGCGTTAGGATGTTGATATACTACTTGTGTAAAGGTTTTAAAGTCTACGCCAAGCACTTCTTGAATAGTCTTGTAAGTATTAGTAGCCGTATGGCTACCAATATCTTCACCGTTCTTAATGAACTTTACTTTTAAGTTAGACTTTCTTTGAAGGTCGATTTCATACTCGTCAGCTTCTTTACTGAATGTAAGGCTAATAGAGTATCCATTTTGCAACTCTCTGTTAGGAATATCGGCTTTCTTAATACCTTTCGAGTTTTTATTGAATAGAACTTCTTCCAAAATGAGAGGAATAGAAGATTTTCCAGCGCCATTATAGCCCAATATCTGGGTAAGTCTGGTGGAAGCTAAATCGAGTTCATTGCCTTCTCCGTAAGAGAAACAATTACTCCATTTCAATATTTTTAGCGTAATCATTATATAATCCTAATATTTCGGGTATTTTATCTTCAGCTATTTCTAGCACGTAAGTTAAGTATTCTACTAACTCTTCTCCAACGGAGAACTCTTTATCCAAAACAAGTGTCGCTTCAGAACTTCGTTTTACAACTTTCTTATCGAGAAGGTCGCTGGAACCTACTTTTGCTAGGTCTCCGAGATCTCCCTCTAGTTCGTAAATAACATGGTCATACAGCCCCGTGATCATTTCAGCAGGGTTACTGACTGTTTTACGAATAAGCTGTGGAAGTTCTAACTTCTCCCAATACCAGTCCCAGTCTTCAAGTATAACTAGAACTCCGGTTTCTACTTTCGATCTATGAAAGCTAGTAGTCATAGGACTTCCTGGATATACTATATTTTTCTGGCAATTCGAATGGGAATGCAAGTCTCCCGCAAATACTTTTGGAAACCTTGCAAATCTTTCTAAGTCGACTTCCGGTTGAACATGAGGGGGTATTTCACCCCTCACATGAGTAAAGACCGGAAAGTTCTTATTCAGCATCTCAATAGAGTTCTTCTTGTGTAAATCACAGTAAGGAAGAATACTAAAACCTCTTTCATCTTCGTATGCTTCGTCAATAATAGTAACCTTATCATTCAACGAATGGGTTACTTCTTTCAACGCTGTAAAGAATGTCTTATTCTTTCTAGTTGCTTCATGATTACCGTCATAAATGAGAGTTTCAATCTGACAACCTTTTACAAAAGTGAAATACAGCTCTAGTTCTTCTATAGTTGGAACTCTATCAAAGATGTCGCCGCCAATAATATGCAAGTCTGCATCATCTTCCAACAAATAAATCTGATGAAAGAAGCTGTCATAGCGAGCGCGGGCCCAATTGAGGGGTACGTTCTTCTGACCTAATTTTATGTGCCAATCGGCGGAGAATAGTATTTTCATTAGCTAATGTCAAACTCGTCTTCGATTGAGGAATCAACTTCATCCTTACCAGAACCGCCAGTAGCAATTCGTTCCAGCAGCTCTTTCTGAGCATCTGGAGTTGGTCGAGGAAGCAACTCATCGATAGAAGTAGCACCAGTTACAGCAGCCCTCTCGTCATCATTTAAAGGACGAATACCTTTCTGACACTTGAGAGTTTGAAGAGTATATTCAACATTATATACGTTTGGTCCAGTTTTGGTACGCTTAAAGTGAATGTCCCAACCTACATCTAAGTCGGTAGGGTCGCCCAAGTCTTCAGCAGCAACTAGAATCTGATCCATTAATTTTTTCTTTAGATTAAATACTTTGGTTTTACCATCTGAGGGATCAATACACTGCACAGAGTATGACCAGCCGCATTTCAGGTCAGGATAGAAGTCTCTAACCCAATCTTTTTCTACGTTTACAAATGCTTCTTTCTGTCGATCAAAAGATAGACACTCCATAGGAATGTTCTTATCGTTCTCGCCCTTAACCCAGTAGATATACCGAGGAAGAAGATCTCCAAAAATACGAACGCAGTTATCGCCGTTTTTGTAAGTGAATTGTTCTAGTGATGACTTTTTAGCCCCACCAGCAGATGATGTAAATTTAATACCCATAGTTTTTTCCTTTAATGTGTGACTTCTTCCCAGCAGAAGAATATTTCATCTTCTATTCTAGATAGTAGCCTGTTGTTGTCAATAATTTCAGTAGGAACCGGTGCTAAGAACAGATTCAGACTGCGTTTGGTTGTGGCTTCATATTCAGCATAGCTGCGAAAGCTGGCCAGTGCCACATACTGGGCCAACTCATTATCACCGAACTTGCTTCGGTTTGATATTATTTTTTCTGGATGCAGTATAAAACTATCACCTGACCAGTCTTGTTGTGACAAGCGATAGATAGAGTCGTACCTATTTCTAGGTAGAGTAGGATATGTTAAATAGGCAAGCAGCGTAACTATTGAAGAAGAATCTCCACTCGTTGCCGCATACATTTTTGCCCAGTTAAAAAGAATCACTGCTATGTTCTCGAAGTCAAGTGTATATTATACGGGGAAATAGCTCCCGTGTCAAGAAATTTTTTTCACATGTCCTTAAAGAAAACATTATACCCTTGCTGAAGGTAATGACCTAACCTAAGTTTGGCTTGCTTCTCAGCCGTCTTTCCTTTAAGATTAATATCTACTACTACAGGATCTATCTTTCCTGGATATTCTCTAATGACCCTGCCTACTAGCTGAGTTAAAAGAGGTGTGTTGCTTACTGGAGTGGCGAGTATTAAACAACTTAAGGGATTAACACTAATGCCTTCCGAGAAAATACTTTGAGTCCCTAGGAGTATATCTACTTTTCCACTTTGAACTCGTTCTATTTTCTTTTCCCTCTCTGCCAGAGGAACTTCTCCAGTAATCAACTCACAATGTTCGCCTAATGTTTCTTTCACTCTTTTTAGAAAGTAAACTCGGTCAGACAATAAGAGAACTTTATGTCCCTGCTTTCTGTACGCCGCAGCGAGAAAACAAATTAACTTTCCGTACTCTTCTTGCCGAACTAAATCATTAATACGATTCGCCCAAGGTATTTTAGCCCCGTCCATAAATCGTATCCTTGTTTGGATAACCTCTATAGTTGGTTCCATATAGTTTTCTTTGGGAGGAGTAAACTTAGTATGCCCAAAATAATCAGGCATAATAACGTGTTTTCCATCCTTTCTTTGAACCGTACCGGATAATCCTATCTTATATCTAGCATAACTAGCATCCACTAATTTACTAAAAGTGTTAGCTGGTATATGATGACACTCATCAATAATAATGGTTCCGAATTCTTTTTCTATTTTTCCACGCAATTTGTAAAGTGTTTGTATATTGCCAACGACTATAGGGGGAGAAATGTCATACTTCCCGGACCCTATAATCCCTGGCTCTATACCAAATACCTTTCTTATCTCCTTCTCCCATTGGGTTCGTAGAGATACGGTATGCGTAACTACTAGAGTTTTTTGCCCAAGCTTTGCAGCAACGGCTAATGCAGTAAAAGTCTTACCCCAGGATACAAAAGCATTGATAATGGCATTATCTTCTATAGCGTCGTATACATCCTGCTGACTTTCTCGAAGGTCAAACCCGAACTCTGGAAAATCTACAGGCAGTAGTACTCGCTTATCTTTTATTTCATATCCTTCAGGAATTAAGTCGAAGCGTCCAACAGGTATAGATACTAAACCATTTCGTATCTTCCTAACATTTTTAATCATGGTAGGAGCTACATCTGATCTATAGGAATCTATTTTATAGGTCAAAGCTTTATCCAAGGCATTAAAAGCCTGGGGATCAATGTCCATATAAATTCTGTTAGATACTACCGCTTTCACTTTTAGTCCACATCTCTTCTTCTAGTTTTCTTTTTTGGTACTCTTCTTTTCTTTTGTGAACTACGAAGTTTTCTACTCCAGCTAATCTGTCAGTCAAAGTGTCCAACCTACCCAGAACCTGTTCTAGTTTTCGTGTTAGCTCATCAATAGCTACGTCTTGTTTCATATAATACCTTTTGTATATTTCTCAGTAAGGTAACTTCTCACAAAATCACTTCTTACAATATCAGATATGCCAAACTCAATAAAATCAAACTCGTACATATCTTTAATTATTTCAATAAAATCTTTCAATCCACTATTTTTAAGGTCAGACTGGAAGAAATCACCACAGAAAATAATCCTACAATTCTTGCCTACCCTAGTGATAATGCTATCTAGCTCATGAAAAGTCATGTTTTGACATTCATCAACAATGATTACACTATCATTAAACGTTGTTCCTCTTATATAAGAAGTAGTTAAAAAATTAATAACTCCTTTTTGCTTTAACTGTCCATAGGGATTATCTCCACGACTAAACAGCTCTTGCATAATACTTACATAAGGAGCTTCATAGACTTTAGATTTTTCATCTTCTGTTCCAGGAAGAAATCCCATTTCCCTTGTGGGGACGGCACTTCTAACTAGAACTATTCTACTATACTCTTCTTTTTGTAGGTCATCTAATGCTAAATATAGCGAAATAAAGGTTTTACCCGTTCCTGCGCATCCATGTAACATTAGGTGCTTGTCAGAATCAAAGACTGCAACTTGAGACTTTGTTAAAGGCTCTATCTCTTTTAAATAAAAGTTCAGCGCTGATAGAGCATCTCTTTTTTGATTCCTTCTTCCCATTAAATTTTCCTCCTGCTATCTTCTAATCTATCTTCTGATAAACCATATAATAGCCACGGGCGAGAGTTTAAATGTAAAACTTGAGCCCAGTCCATAGCTAGTGGGGGTTCTTTTACTATAAAAGCAAAGTTTACTCCCTTTAGCCAAATTCTTGAATGAGTATGTTGTAAGTCTTTTCTTACAATTCTTATTGATTTTATTTTCTGAAACTTTGTCCTTTCGTATAAAAATATAACTCCGTT